TTAGCTTTCTGCTGGATCGCCATTGCCAATAGGTTCATCGGGGATGATGTCTTGTAAAATGACTTGCTCTTCTGCGTCTAACAAGGCTTTTTTCAGGACTTCGCGGGCAAGGATGCCTTTGCCCGCATCATAAAGGTCGATGGCCTCGCTCATATTTTGGACCATCAAATGATATAGTGTCTTATACGTCGTCATCTTCATCACCTCATTTATAGTTTAGAACAGAATATTCAAAAATTCAATAGAATAATTTGTTCTACGTATACTGTGTTTGGTGATAAACGTGAAGAGATACCGGCGCATCCGCGATTTGCGGGAGGATGCCGATTTGACACAACGTCAGGTCGGCGAAGCGATCAACGTTCCGCAGCGCACATACGCATATTATGAAAGCGGCGAAAGAATGCTGCCGCCGCACGTTTTGTGCGCGCTCGCTGATTTTTATGGCGTCAGCGTCGATTATCTTCTGGAACGAACTGATAAAAAGAACGAAAACGACCGCTGACGCGGTCGTTTTTTCTATTAAAATGTGGCGAGCGCAGCAACGCCGCCTTGGCAGGCATCAGCAAGATCGTACAAATCCAAAGTAGACAGAAATTAGGCTGTACTTCTACAAGATGGGCAGAGCGGCAGCGGATAATAGGAGCAAGCCAAATTGTATCGCAGCAAAAAACAGCAGACACCCGATTCCGCAGGCTGAGCAGCTCTTCAAGCCCAAACCTCGCAATGGCGGGGTCAAGGGGCAGAGCCCCTTGTGTTCTCTTGGGGGTCAAAGGGGGCCCGTCTCTCACCGGGGCGGCTGGGCACC